ATCCACTTTTTGTGGCTGACGGCATGCTTGTGACAACGGACGAACAGGTAGAACTAAAGAAGTACCTGCAAGTCATTAAGGGCCAGTTTGCCCCCCTCTCTGAGGAGGAGCGGGAGGTCAAGATGGCCCTTGTGGAGTTCGAGGTTGCTTTTTCAACTCTCAACCAGGTCTCTCTTGAAGACCGGACTATTCCGGTTAATCAAGAGTTAGACCGATTGGTTGGTGAGATAGATAAAGCTCACGCTCGTCTTAAACAAATCAGTGACTTGCACGCTTCATTAGTGAATCGTGAGCGGATCACTGATTTGTCGATCTCCAACGGTAGATGGGCTGTAGCGCGAGGTGGGACCCCCGCGCTACAGCTCACCTTCCGGGTGGATGGGACCACGGAGGGTCCACTTCCCCCTAAAACCCGGGCTCATTGTGAGAGCTTGAGGGATCTCCTAGTGGAGCTCCTCAAGCATCAGACCAATTTGGATCGGGCCTTCTATCTCGCCCCCATTATCGCTGTGGACAGTGTTGGCAAACCATTAGGTATGCCAACTGATGTCCTCAATGAATATCGAGGGCAGAAAGGAGAAGGGAAGTCGGGGAAGGCCGCTGATCGGGCAGAGGAGTTGGATGCTTGGCATCACCTCATCTACTCGTGGAATTGGGCCTTCCCAAATGATAAGGTGAAGGAGATTGAGGGAGGGGGGCGGAGAAATTCCGGCCCCCCTCGTCCCAAGACTCCTCCCCCTGTGGCCACCAGTAGTGGAACCCGGACACCTCCCTCTTGGGTCGAACGTAATCTTAGCCTTGAGGCTAAGATTCGTGACCTAGAGTTACAGTTGTTCCGGGCCCAGAATAAGATAGCTGACCAATCTTTAGAGTTTGATCAGCTATCTAGGAAGGTGGTCTCCTGTCCTTCCTGTCCTCATTGCAATCCAGCTAAAGGAGCCTCTCAGGTCCTTTGGTTAGATGGAATGACGGCAGGTGAGAAGGAGAAACTGAAGACGAAGGGTAAAGCCTCGTCGAGGGATGAGCTGACGGTTCCACGCCCGTCCCCCCCTATTCCTAATGGGAAGGGGGGGCCGATGGCGGGGCAAACAAACGGGTCGAAAGGCCCGGCTCACCCACCATTGCCCGAGAAGGCTGCCCCTGCTCCTGGTAAAGGCCAGGCTCAGGGTCCGCCTTTAGCCCGGAAGGGGAAAGTGTCGTTGGCACTTGACGATGCTAAAGCAATTCGTCAGGTGCTCGGCCTACCCCATCGGGATGATGTGAGCGGTCTCACGACGGAGGAACGAAACTCCTATTATGGGAGTTCCCGGATTCCGTCGTGGGCAGCTCGGGGGTTTGCTCTATGTGGGCAAGCCTTCTTGGACGATGTTCGGGAGGGGCGCGTGTCGAAGGATACCTTTAATGATTGGTATGCCTCGAGGACTCGGCCTTCCCGGTCTGATTTGGTCGCTGAGTGGACTTCCATCCGACGTCAGTTTGATGGAGTCCGCTTGACGGCCAGGCCCGCAACGGCTTCCGAACAGAAGCTCCGTGGTGCGTATGATAGATTACGCATCAAGGGAGAAAAGCTCGGGATAACCGATGTGGTCCCTAGAGTGTTGCCCGATAGGGGCGCGTCCCGCTCAAGGAGCAGGGGTCGTGCCCCCAGTCGTGCACAGTCCCGGCCTCGTTCGCCTGGGCTTTCAGCGGCAGCCCAACCCACTAATGTGGCAGGGTTGACCGAGCAGCAGCTGACCGCTCTTATTGCGGCTAGCGTGAGAGCTGCGTTAGAAGCCCAGAAGAAATGAAAGACTATTATCCTTCTTTCAACCAATTAAGTGATTGGAAAAAGGGTAAAGTTAGACATCTCTTTGTCGAACCGGTCGAACTCCTCGCTAATTGTGAGGAGTTGGAGCTGGTCGGCACGGGGAGAGGCGTCGTCGTCAGGGGGAAGGGGCAATTATTTGCGCCTTTTTACCCTGATGACGTCAAGGACACCCTACGACAGCTCGTCCCTAATGGGCGTGCTATCCCCAAGGTGTACTGGCCCCTGGTTAAACGGCTAGATGAAGGCCGTCAGGGGCGGCGGACGATGTCACTCGAGAAAGGATATAAACATCTTATATCCTTTTATCGGGTGACGCCGGCAATCAGGAAGTTTTTATACCATTTCCATCATAAGTTGGATGTGGATGACCTGATTGGCCTGTATGGGGTGGGGGTTTCCCTGGAAACTTTGCGGGTCATTAACGTTGAACAAACGTTAAAGACCGCCAAGTCAGGGAGAACACCACTGTCTTTACAGACCCGCTATAAGCAGGCGCTAACTAAGCTGGACTGTGTCCGAACAGTATTAGACGGAGTGGCAATGTGCTACCACGAGATCTTACGATATCGTGATAGCTTGCCATCCGCAGCCGTTCGGATGTTGTCCAGGCTTAAGTTACGTGCCTGGTGGAATCCTTGGGGAACGGCTAAGTTTATTAAAAGCTTGGCCGTCGAGTGCAGGGCCTACTATTTTGGTGGTCCCTGCCCTCGGTTCCCCTTGGTATGTTGGATGAGGGCTCAGGAGGCGCTAAAATTTTCATATTTGGCGCGCTCCATGCCCTCACCCATCGTGCCAGTTAAGGAACAGGTGAAACTCATTAGAGAATTAACTGTTCGTTTGTCCCAGCCGCCCCCTGATGAGCCCTCTGATTGGAGGGTTTTCATTCGGGAGTGGTTGAGCCTGACGCGGGGAAGGAACCCCATCTCTTTGACGGCAGAGCCCAGTGTCTCAGCGGCACTGGGCTATTCCGGGGAGAGGTGGGGGCATTCCGGGGCGTACCGTGATATCTGGGTGTTCCAATTGGCGCACCAATTGATAGCGGGGACGCTCCGGCCTTACCTGTTGGAGACGATTGGCG